TCATGCGCGCACCCCGCCGGTCTGCTTGAGGAAGTTGGCCAGCATCTCGTGGCCCTGTTCGGAAAGGATCGACTCGGGGTGGAACTGCACGCCCTCGACGTTGAGCGTCTTGTGGCGCAGGCCCATGATCTCGTCGACCGAGCCGTCTTCCAGCGCCGTCCAGGCAGTGATTTCCAGGCAATCGGGCAGCGTCTCGCGCTTGACCACCAGGGAATGGTAGCGGGTCTGGGTCAGCGGGTTGTTCAGCCCGGCGAACACGCCCAGGTCCTTGTGGAACACCGGGCTGACCTTGCCGTGCATCACCTGACGGGCGCGCACCACGTCACCGCCGAAGGCCTGGCCGATGGACTGGTGGCCCAGGCAAACGCCCAGCAGCGGCAACTTGCCGGCGAAGCGCTCGATGACTTCCAGGGAAACGCCCGCCTCGTTCGGCGTGCACGGGCCGGGGGACAGGACGATGCGTTCGGGATTGAGCGCGGCGATCTCGTCGACGCTCAGCTCGTCGTTGCGAATGACGTGGATGTCGGCCTTCAACTCGGCGAAATACTGCACCAGGTTGTAGGTGAAGGAATCGTAGTTATCGATCATCAGCAGCATGTCTGCTCGAACCTCATGATTGCACTGCTTTCGGATCGCGCCATCGTCGACACCCGTTGCGGCCTCGCAGGCTGCGCGAATCTGGCGATTATGCCAGCGGATGGGAGAAATGGACGCGTAAGAAGAGACCGGCGCTATGCCGGGAAAGAAGGAATCAGGCGCGCCAGCGCCAACGGGCGAATGCCTTGAGGAGGGAGGTGATAATGCGGCTGCGGTGGATCACGGTTGCGGTCTCGCCTAGCGATGGCCGAACAGTAGCCCAAGGCCGGGCGCCAGCGCAATAAGCACGGCGCCCCGGCCGACGAAGGTAGGAAGATTCAGCGGCACGCGTCGAGTGCCGCGCGCAGGCGAGTTTCATAGGCCAGGAGCTGCCGGCGTTCGGCCAACAGCGCGCGCACCTTGGTTTGCAGATCGTCCGCCGGGCGCAGGTCGGCGGTGGCGAATCGGGGCGTTGCGATGTCAGGGGCCCGGCACGGGACCGTCACGGGGACGCGAACCGCCACCAGCCTGGGTTCGGTGGTCGTGCAGCCGGCCATCGCCAGCAACAGGACGAGCAGCGCCCGCTTCATGGCAACAATTCCCGGTCGATCAGCTCGCGCACCACGGCGCACTCCTCGCCTTGGCTGCGCTCCAGCAGCAGGCGGCTCGCGGCGGTTTCGTGGCTTTGCGCCTGCTCACGAGCCGCCGCCAGCGCGCGCTCGGCAGACTCCGCGCGCTGCCGGCCGGCCTGTTCCAGCGCCGCGACCTGCCCGTTCTGCAGCGCCAGTTGCGCCTGCAGCGCCTTGCCGGCCTCGCTGCAGCGCGCCTGCTCCAGACGCAGATTCGCCAATGGCTCGCTGTAAAAACGCGCGGCCAGCCAACCGCCGATCAAGCCGCCCAGCAGGAACCCCGCCACGCCCAGCGCCAGCCAGAGGCGGCTCATGCCAACACCTCCCGAGCCCGGCGCCACAGCGCCCGCCGCTCCTCCAGCCCGGTGAGCCCACCGTTGATGGCGCGAGTGAGGTCCTCGAAACGCCCGGCGTCGGCCAGCTCGTTCAGACAGCGGCTCTGCCACCACCAGGCAGCAGAGCGGCACGCCCAGCGCGGCTCGGCGAGCAACTGGGGTCGGGCGACGAAGGGCTGCGCCAGCCCTTCGCCGACCGCCCGGTAATTGCTGCGCCCGGTGACCTGCAGCAGTCCGCGGCCACGGAAGCGCCAACCATCGCCGGAGGCTTCGTCACCGTTGCCGTTGCGCCCGGCGTAGACGATGTTCGCAATGCGTTCGGGCTGGTAGGCGATCTCCCGCGCCAGCGCCGTGGGCGAGCCCTCGGCGCTGCGAAACCGCCTCGGCCAGACCAGCGCCAGTCGTTGCGCGCTATAGGTCAGGTCCTCCAGGCAGCGGGTCAGTTGCGCACTCTCATGGCCAACCTGGGCGATAAAGGCGGCCACTCGCGCCGGCGTGTCCACGCCGAAGTCGCCCATCGCCTCATTGAGCACCGGCAGAAAAACGCCCGCGACGGGGCGGGCGTTGGGCAGGATCAGCAGGAGTCGGGGTTCGTCGATGAGCATGTCAGTTGCCCTCCCCTGCCTTGCCCTTGCCTTGCGCACCGCCGTTGCACCGCACCGTGGTGGTCCAGCCACCCGCCGAGTAATGCTGGGTGACCGAGTCGATCAGGTAGCGCCCGTCGAGTCCGGTCTTGAACCCTTGTAGATCGACGGTCAGTTCGGCGAAGAGATCGGCGCGGCCGGGCATGTCCAACTGCAGCTCGGCACTGTTGCGGTTGAATTCGGCCAGGCGCGCGGCGGCGACACGCCGGGCGGCCGCCTCGTCCGGCTGCGGGTGGCGATCGCAGTGCTCGGCGGCGACTTGAGACGGAGCATCCGGATTGGCCACCCGGATCTGTTGCTGCACGCCGTCGGAGCCCCGGTAAGGCACCTTCACCGCCGCCACCACTTTGCGGTCGTCGAGGGTGAAGCGGAAAGAGCTGACATCCCCGCGCCCCAACGCGGGTATTTCCAGCGCTTGCCCGCTGGCGCTGCGACCGGATTGGCGCGGCTGTACCAGCAGGCTGCTGTTGGCCAGTTTCGCGGTGCAGTCATACAGCCGTGCCAGACGGGTGATGAAGTTGAAGTCGGACTCGCGAATCTGATCGACCCGCGCGATCACCGTTTCGACGTTGCAGGCCGCGCGCCAGCCGTTGCGTGCCGCGATGTCGGCCACCACGCTCGCCAGGCTGACGCCCTCCCAGCTGCCGCTGCGGCTCGCCTTGCCCTGGCCGCGCATATCGCCGCTCTTGCCCTTGATCACCAGGTTGTCCGGCATGCCGCTGTAGCTGAGCGTGTCCACCACGTAACGCCCCATGCGAGTGAGTGGTGCGCCGTCATAGCCCAGGAAGACCTCCAGCGCGGCGCCGCGCCGCGGCAAGGTCACCGCGCCGTCGCGGTCGTCGATGGTGATCTGGAAGGTGTCCGATTCCAGGCCGGGTTTGTCGGTCAACTGCAGCTCGATCAGCCGGTCACTGACCAACGGAGTGATGTCCGCGCCATCGGCCTCAATGCGAAAGACGGGTTTCATGGTGCCCCCAGAAGAAAAGGCCCCGCCGGAGCGGGGCCTGAATGGGATGAAGCGCGCCGTGGCTCAGTCCCACAGGCGCAGGTTCTGGTCGGCCGGCGCCGCGAGCTCCGGCAAGCGGATGATCACGCCGGCACGTAACGGCTGCACCTCGTCCGCCAGGCCGGGATTGGCCGCCAGCACGGCCTCCACACAGCCATTGAGGTGGCCGTAACGCTGGTAGCACAGGCGGTCCAGCAGGTCGCCGTCAGCGCTTCTGACTGTCGTCGTCGCCATAGCGGGTGAACTCCAGGTCAAGGGTTTGCTGGCGCGGCACGCCATTGGCGAACAGCGCCTCCTGCGTTTCGGTGATTCTGGTCAGGCACCAGTGGCCCAGATCGTCGCCGCGACCGGTGCCGAGGTGGACCGGTTCACGCAACGCCGCGATATCCCGCAGCGTGCTCGGCTGGTTCCAACCGACCCGCTGGGACGTATCGCCGGCGCGGATGAACAACGGCATCACTACGCCATTGAGCGTGAGGGTTTCCGGGCCCAGGCCGACACTCTGCTGAGCACTGCGCCGGCCAAGTCGCGCCTGGTCCTTCCAGGCATAGCTGCTGGTGCGCGTCAGGCGTTGGAAGCCGGTGGTGTCGACGTTGAAGTAGTAGGTTTTCTCGGTCGATTTGAGCGGCGTCATGATCAACAGGTGCTGCGGAACCTTGCACATCTGCTCCGACGGATCGAGCTTGGGCGCCAGCACCGCGGTCGGCAGGATGTCGCTCAGGCGTGGATCGATCTTGCCCAGCACCTTGTTCACCGCCTGCCCGGCGCGACTGACTTCCTCGCCCAGCTTCTTCACCCGCTCGTTCACCTGGGTGGCGACGCGCTTGGCCTTGTCGATGTCCTGCTGCAGCTTTTCCTGCTCGCGCTGGGCCTTGTTCACCACGTTCTGCAGCTTGCCCTGAGCTCGCAGCACGCCGTCGGTGACGCGTTTGAGCTTGGCCGCCGCCTCCGGCGTCATGCCGGGCAACCCTTCGAGCGCGGAGACGCCACTGCGAAGATGCAGCATGGCCTTGTCCAGCGGCTCGGCGACCTGCCCCAGATCGCGCCGGGCAGCCGTGGCGGCGCCGGCGATCTTGTCGAGGCCGGCATGGAACTGTTCCAGATAAGTCATGCGCCCTCCTACACGACGACGGGGTCGAACAGCGCATTGCGCTGCCGTTCCTGCTGGGCTTCGCCGATCAGCCGACGCATCGTCGGGATCAGTTCATCCAGCAACTGCTGCGGGTTCACGATATTGCCCGCTACGTTGATGCTCACCTGCGGCGAGAAGGTCCAGTTGGGCGGGCTGCTGGGCGCCGGTGGTGCAGTGCCCAAAGCAGAAGGTGGCGGCGCGACGGGCAGCGGCTTCGGCACAGGGTCGGACGAGCCGAACAATGCCCCCGCCTTGCCGCCGATCCATTCGCCCACCGTCGCGCCGATGGCGCCTCCGACCAGCGTGCCGACCACGGGGATGGGAATCAGCGTGCCGAGCGCGGCGCCAGCGGCGGCGCCGATGGTCGAGCCGGCCGCCTTGCCGTAACCGACGGCTTTTTGCGCCGACGACAGGTCGCTGCCGTAGATCGACGCGACATCAGCGAGAGCCATCACCGCGTTGGCTGGTCCGAAACGCCGAAGCCCGGCGCCAGCAACGCGCACCAAGCTACCCACGGTTCTCCCCACGGCTGAAGCGCCAACGGCTCTCACCAGCCCGGCACCTCGGCGCGACAGGTTGCCCGCTGCGCGACCCATGCGCGAAGCGCGCACTGACTGCGCAACCCTGCCGATCCACCCGGAGGCGGCACCCGCAGCGCGCCCCAGCGTCGAGCGCGCACGCTGGAGAATCCCGCCCCGCGCTGCCCTGTCCGCGCCAGACGGCGTGGATTTCCCGGCGCGTTTGCCGTTGCCTTTGCCCTTCCCTTTCGTGCGGCCATCGGGCACGTCGCGATAGCCGCCGCCGGGCCAGTTGGTAACGAAAACGTCCTGCACATCGCGCTTGCCCCAGTTCCAGGGCATCGCGTCATTCGCATCCTCGACGAACTTCTTCGCCTCGATCAGCGACTTCACCGCCAGCAGGCCGCCGCCCACGGTTTCCACCGTCTGTCGGTGACTGAGCAAGACCTCACCGAGGCTCAGCATGGCGCCGGAAATCTTCTGTTCACTGGCCTCCAGCAACCCCAACGGCGATTCGCTGCGCTGTTTCACGCCCTGCTGCAGCAAATTGGCCGGAGCGGCCGCGAGGCTTTGTTGCGTTTGCAGCAAAGCCTCGAGCTTCGGCGAATCGCCCGAACGAATGCCTTGCAGCCCAGGCAACAAATCCCGGCTGAACGACGCGACCGACGAAGCTTCCTTTTGCCCGCGCCAGGCCACCGCGCGCAAGGCGCGCTCCAACTGCGCCGCGCCATGAATGCCGCCTTTCTGCCGCAATGCGCTGACGAGCTGGGCCGTGACCTCTGGCGAGACGCCCTGGCCCTGGGCAAACTGGGCCGCCACAGGAAGCATCGCGACCGCATCACTCAACGGCACCTTTTGCTCGACCATGGCCTGCGCCAGGTCCAGCGCCTTGTCGCGGGGCATCGCTGCGCCGTTTCCGGCCTTCACCACCTGCTCGCCCAACTCGGCTTCTCCGGCCGCATCGTAAGGCTGCCCAGCCGCCTCACGCAGCTGCATCAGGCGTCCGCGGAAGGCAAGATTCATGCTGAAGGAGGAGCGCAACACCTCTCCCACGGAATTCAATGCCAGCAGCGGCTTGGTCGCGGTTTCCAGACGCTGCCAATCGTTAGCCGGCGCAGCCGCAGCCATGCTGACGGTGATCTTCGGCAGGCGCGTTTCGGACGGCCGCAGCGCCAGCAGATCGATGATCCGCCGCAGCGCCAATCGCGTTTCGCCTGCATTGCGTTCGCTCGCGCGGTGCCGGGCATCCTGGTTGTCCTGCACGGCGTCGAGGCCATCCACCAGGGTGCGCAACGGCAGGGTCGCATCCAGCTTTCCAACGAGCGTGCCCAGGCGCGCGGCGGAATCCGCGACCACCCGCCCGAGCGTGTTGCCGAGGCGGTTGATGGCCGCCGTCAACCCTTCCGGCTGTTCACTCATGTCCATTTCATTCGCCCTCTGACGTCACTCTTCGACGACAAGGAGCGCCGTAACCCGGCGCTCCCTCCAGGCGAACTAGCCCGCCTCGTCCCCCAGCCACCAACGCAGGTCGCTGAGGGTCATGCGCTCCAGTTCGCCGGCCGTGAAGCCCGACTCAGTCGCCAGTCGCCGCGCCAGCTGGCGCATCCGCGCGAAGCTCATCGCCGTCCTCTCGCACCAGGCGAAAGTAGGCTTGCTGCAGGCGCTGGTAGTCGCTGAGCTTGAGCCCCTCCAGGTCCTGGCGGCTGACCTGTACCAGCGAGGCGAACAGTTGCAGTTCGCGCTCCTCATCGTCGCTGGCGACCTTGCTGGCCAGGCGGATGTCGCGCACGGTCGGCGCGCGCAGGGTGAGAACGTCGACCTCGACGCCGTTGCAGGAAGTCGGACGGGACAGCTTCACCACCGCCGCGTCCTCGGACAGGCTCAGCCACGCGGGCTGTTTGACGGAGTCTTGCATCAGGGTTCTCCTCAGACGCCCAGGTCGTTGCGCATGGCGGCGAGCTGGTCGACGCCGTCGATCTTGCGCACCGAGTTGGCTGGGTCGATCTCGAACATCTCGCGGCCTTCAACCTCCAGCTTGTAGTAGGAAACCGCCACGCTGTAGGTGCAGGCGGACAGGTCGCCGGCCTTCCAGTCGCCCGGGTTGACCTCCTTGAGCAGACCGCGGACGGTGGCGACCACCGGCACGGTGCCGCCCTTCTGGGTCTTGAAGGAGCCGCGGAAGGTGCCGTTGAAAGCGCCCTGGTCGCTCAGACCGAAGAACTTCATGGCCTCGCGGCGCGCGCCGTTGGTGGTGAACTTGGCCTCCATGGCTTCCAGGCCGACATCGAGCAGGACCGGCGCGTCCATGCCACCGGCACGGTATTCCTGGGTCTTCACCTTGAGGGTCGGCAGGGTGAGGGACGGCACGTCACCGGCGAAGCTCACGCCGTCGACGAAGAGGTTGGTGTTGGTGAGGATCTGCGGAATCATCTGGGGTTCTCCTTAAGCTGCGTCCAGGACTTCGGTGAGCCACTGATCGGTCACCTCGACGCGGAAGTTGGGGTTCTCGGCAGGCGGTACGTCGGTGAAGCGGATGTTCCAGTACACCTTGCCCTGGGCCAGTTGGCTGGCAGTGTTGAGTTCCGGGTCGGCGTAGACCTCGAAGTCGATCACCGCGCCCTGGTTCTTCAGGTCGCGCATGAAGGCCTGCAGGCCCTCGGTGACGTCCTTCACGTAGGTCTTGGTGATGCCGCGGTCGACCGCCCACTTGTGCCCGGCGAGGATGGCGTCCATCACCATGTCCATGGTCCGCACGCGGGTCACGAAGGCCCACTTGGCATCGCTGGAGAGGGTACGGTTGCCCCACAGGCGGTAGCCGTCGTCCCGGATGATGGTGGTGATGTTGGCGTTGTTGAGCAGGTTGGCGCGGCAGGTCTCGTCGCCGTCGAGGAACTCGATCGGGCGGCCGGTGCCGGTGATGCCGAGCAGTTCCTTGTTCGACGGCGAGGACCAGAAGCCGTACTGGCTGTCGGTCCAGGCGAACAGCGCCGCAGCGTTGGCCGAGGCCGGCGCATTGGCGGTGGCGCTGCTGGCGGTATCCCAGTACTGCACGCCCGGATCGACCAGGTAGATGCGCTTGCTGCCGAACTCGCCGGCATAGGCGATGGCTGCCTCGTCAGTGGTGTTCGGGCCGTCGACGATGGCGATGGCGCGCAGCTTCTCGGCCAGCGCCCCCATGGCGGTGGCGACCGCCTGGGTGGCGGAATGCTTGGGCGCGATCAGCAGGCGCGGCTGGGCATTGAAGCGCGACTTGCCATCGAGCAGCGCCTGCAGGCCGGTACGCTGGCCGGCTTCGGTGACGGTGCCGATGATCGCGGAAGTCAGCTGCGCGGCATCTTCGACCTTGGCCACACCCACCGCCACGACCACCGCGGCGGATTGGGTGAAGATGGCGGTGCAGGACTTGTAGATCGCCGAGGCGGTGCCGAACGCGGCAGCCGCTTCACGCAGGCTGGTGAGCAGCACCGGCACGTCGGCCTGCGCGCTCAGCTTGGCATCGGGAGTGAAGGTATCCACCAGGCCGATGATCGAGGACGACGGCAGCGCAATGGTGCGCGCACCGACGTCGACATTGGTCACGGTGACGCCGTGAAAGAAGCTCATAGGTTTTCTCCAGACATAAAAAAACCGCCGGGAGGCGGTTGGGTGGTTGGCCCTGGGCCGCGGGTGCGGTGGGCACATATTTGTTGGACAGTACGGGCAATTACTCGAGCCGTAGTTTGGAACTTAATCCATATTCACCCCAACAATCTCGAGGCGAGTCGAAGGCAGGCTGGAATTGGTTGGACAGGGTCAAAACCCTAACGCGAGCCAGCCAATTCCAAGAGAAGGCCCACTAACAGAACCAAAGGTTTTGTCGGCAATCGCAAAACGTCCCTGCGTCTTCGAGAGCCCTCCGGTTTGATCATCAACAATAACGATCGCGCCGCCGCCACCTCGGTGAATGCCAAATGCCTGAAGGCAAACGTTAGGGAAAGGCACCGGCCATGTCACCAGCAACCGTCCATCCGCGCCCGTGGTGCCTTGCCCCCACTGCACCAATAAGCCGCTCGGCAATCGCTGATATCCGTTTGAGGTGAGAGAAGCACCAAACGAGGACTGCCCTTGGCTCAATCGAACCGTGCCGGCCACTGCAATCCAGACACCATTTCCACCGCCACTAACGAGTGTCAGTGTTTCTCCCGGCGGAATAGCAACTGCATTGCTCACCAAGAATCCAAGATTAACTTGCTCAGCCCCATTACCCCGCACGGTTGCCGTGCCGCTTCCGTTGTTCCAGAACTCAATGCGGCCGCCGCTCGGTACAGCAGACAATGCAGGGAGCGTGACGGTGAACGCCGCTGTGCTAAAGAGCTGGATAGTTTTTCCTACTGCCGATAGTGGCAGCGTCTGAGTGCCTGTCGCTTGGTAGAAGCCGCCCGACCGCAATCCGACGTTCTGAACATATTCAGTCGTCGCCAACCGAGGGCTATTGTCGAACTGCGTAGGCGTTGGTGCGGAAGGAACTCCGGTGAAAACAGGCGACGCCAGTCTCGCCAGCCCATTTGTAATGTTCTGAAAGGCCAGCGAAGTTGTTCCGAGAATGATCGGACCATCGTTGACCAATTGCCAGACGCTATCCGCCTGCGCAGTGCCGCTCTCTACGGTGACAGTGAGGCCCGGCGTCACCTCGCTGTTTTCATCCGCATCAGCGGCACGTTTCCAAGCGCCAGTGGCAGCGACGTACAAACCGTTATCCACGGCATTGTTCTGGTTCTTCACCAGCACACGGTCGTCGGCTTTCAGCGCCACGCCATCCACCGTCTGCAAACCGCTCAGCGTGATGCTGGCCGTGGTGGCCGCAAGGACGGACTGCTTGTAGTCCAGCCGATTCAGCGCCGTGACAATGGAATTATCCACATACTCCCGCGTCGCCAGCACCACGCTCGGATCGATCTTCAACTCCACCGACGCCGCATTGCTGACAATCAGCACGATGCGCACGGTCTGGGTGCGGCCGCTGCCTTCGGCCAGTTGCGGTTTGTAGGACGGCGCGCAGTTGGCGTAGGCAATCAGCGCGCCGGCTTCGTCGTACAGGCCCATCTCGCGGATCCACCAGCCACCCACGTCCTCGGGGATGACCTGTTCGGCGATGATCTGCGAGCTGTTTGCCGGGTCGACGCTCAGGCGGTTCAGCGGCGCGCGGCGGACTTCGTTGACCAGCTGCGTGCGGCTGGCGTCGGGGGTCGGCACGTTGCCGCCACCGTCGCCGACGGCGAGCTGAGTGATTTTCAGGGTGGTGCCCAGCGCGGTGGCATTCGCCAGCTTGCCGGCACCGATCGTGGTGAGAAGTGCGTAGTAGGTTACGGCCATGGGTAGACGCTCAAGCTATCGATGGTGTGTTCCCGGCCCGGCACGCCGTGGCTGCCGATCGCTTCGATCACATCCGGGAGGTAGGGGTAGACGGTGACGATGTCGCCGTCGTATTGCCCGGAGCCGACGGTGATCCGCCCCTGGGATTCCAGGCTGATATCCAGCCCGATGAGGTGCCGCGTGAGCGGTTTGGCGTCTTCGATGAGGCGCTCCACCTCCTGGTACATTTCCTCGCTGATACCGCTGTCGAGCACGCCGATGCGCAGGCGGAAGGTGCCCGGTTCGCCCATGGGCGAGCCTTGCCACCACTCGATGATTTCGATCAGGTAACCCAGCGGCTCGATCACCCGCCGCAACGCGGCAATGGTTCCCTTGTGCTGGTGGATGCGGAACGCCGCGGCGACCGCCTTGCGCTTCACCGCCTCGCTCCAGGCCGGGTCCCAGCGGTCCACCGACCAGGCCCAGGCGAGGTACGGCAGCAGGGCCACCGGGCAGCGCTGCGGGTCCATGAGCTCGCGCAGCGGCACGGGCAGGTCGCCGACCTGCACGTCCGCCAGCGCGCGCTCCAGCGGCGTCGAGTTGATCGGTAGCAGGCGGCTACTCATCGGAGCCACCCACGCGGATCTGGTAGCCGCTGCAGTACGCCGCCTGGGTCGCGTCGAGCACCACGTCGGCTGCCGGTTTGGTCAGCTCGACGCGCTGCACGCCTTCCACATGCAGGGCGGCGAACAGCGCACTGCGACGGATGTCGCGGCCGATGCGGCGCTGGGTGGCGATGTAGGTCTGCAGCGAAGCCTCGGCGGCCTGCTGGATCAACTCGGCTTCCGGCCCCGGATAGATATAGAGCAGCGCATCGACCTGGTACGGCACGATCGCAGCGGACTGCACGGTGAGACGGTCCCCCACCGGGCGCACGTCTTCGTCGTTGAGCGCGGCACGCACAGCCTCCAGCAGCTCCGCTGACGCGGTGCCATCGCCCTCCGAAGACAGCACACTGACCAGCGCCTCGCACGGCTGCGGGCTGATCGCCGAGACGTCGGCGATGCGCCCGTCGGCGCCGAGCGCGAAGGCCACGTAGGCATTGCGCGGACCGGCCACCGAGAGCTGGTCGAATGCCAGCTGGGTGCGATTGCGCAGCGAGTCGTCGCCCTCCAGCACGGCCGGGGTCGACGGCGTGGTGGTCGCATCGGCGGGCTGGATCACCAACCGCTGCACGTTGTAGCCGGCGGCCAGTTGATCAAGGTCGCCTTGGGTCGCGTAACCGAGCATCACGGCGCGTGCGGCGTCATTGATCCGCGCGCGCAGCAGCAGCTCGCGATAGGCCGCCAGTTCCAGCAGTTTGACCACCGGATCGGACTGAAGCGAGGCATTCCAGCCCTCGCCCATGGCACGACGAAAATCGTCCAGCAGCTCCTGGTAGAGGCTCTCGTAGTCGAGGTTTTCCACCACTTCCGGGGCGGGCAGTTGAGACAGGTCGATGATGCTCATGCCGCCACCTCCAGGCCGACTTCATCGCCCAGGTAGATCCCCCGCAGACGCAGCGAAACGCTGCCACCCACCACCGCCGTCACCTGCACCGAGCTCAGGCGCAGGCGCGGCTCCCAGCGGCCGATGGCGCGGGCGACTTCCGCCTGCACCGCGCCCTTCCAGCCTTCGGTCACCGGCAGGTCGACCATGCGCCGCAGGCGGCTGCCGTACTCCGGGCGCATGCGCCGGCTGCCCAGCGGGGTGCCGAGAATGTCCTCGATGGATTGCTTGAGGTGCGCCAGGCCGCTGAGCGGCTGGCCGGTGCGTCGATCCAAGCCGATCATGGCCATGCCCTCCGCCGCTCAGGGTGCGCACAGGATTGTTTGCCCATGGCAGGTCTCCAGAAATGCAAAGGCCCGCGCGAGGCGGGCCGGGTTGAAAATCGACAGTCGTCAGTGGGTGTGGTGGTTGCTGTTGCCGGCGGTGTCCATGATCGAGCCGGTGCTGCTGATGTTGCCGTTCACCGTCAGCGCGCCCTTGACGCTCACCGGGCCGGTCAACTGGATGCTGGCGGCGGTCACGCTCACCGAACCGGGATCGATCACCACCTCAGTGCCGCCGACCTTTACCGTGGCGCTGCCGGCGGGTAATTGCAGGTCGTAGCGGTGCGCCTGCCAGTCGTAGCTCAGCACCGCGCCGTCGGGGAAATGCCAGCTTTCCATGTCGGCGCGATTGTTCGGCGGCGCCGAGGCAGCACCAAACAGCCCCGGCACGAAAGTCCCCATCGCCGCCATGCCGGACGGACTGAGCAGCACGCCCTGCTCGCCCAGGCTCGGCGCCCGCCAGTGTCGCGCGGTGCCAGCCGCCTGGGCATGCCAACGCACCCAGGCACTGGTCCATTCGCCCGAGCGCACGCGCACCCGCGCCGCCGCGAGATCCACCGCCACCACTTCGCAGGGCATGACCAGCGCGGCGAGCATGCGGTCGTGCTCGGCGCTCACATAATCCTGGTTCATTGCACGGCCCCAGGGTCGAAGTAATCGTCCTCGTGGCCGGCGCCGGTGTCGGGATCGAAACCGAGCACGAGACTGCCCGGCGGCTGGTCTTCCCACAGCCACTGGGTCTCGCCCAGCAACACCGGCTGGCGCCACTCGATCAACCAGACGCGGCAAGTCACCAACGCCGGATCGTCGGCCTCCGGCTGCGCCTGGATGAAACTCACCGGCTCCAGCTCCAGCCCCCAGTTCTGCGCACGCAGCAGGATGGCCAGCGCGGCGACATTGCGCAGCGCCAGCGCTTCGGCTTCTGCGTCGTCACGCGCGACCAGAATGCGCGCCTGCATCTGGCAGATCAACGCCGTCTGGCCATTGCCAGGGTCCTGGCCCGGCAGCAGGCCGGCGCACTCCAGCGCCAACGCCGGGAGTGCGCCCGGCACGCTGCGCAACGGGCCGCGCAGGAAGATGCCGATCTCCGTCAGGCGCGCGGTCAGCGTCTGCTCCACCGCCTCGAGCAGCAGCGCCAGGGTCAAAGGTTGTTCAGACATGTCGTCTCCTTGCAGCTTCACTCTTGTCCGCGCTCGCTTGGCGGCAGTTCGCACACGCCCAGGCGTTTGGCCGCCCAGCGCTCATAAAGGCCGACGGCGATCTCCGCGCCGGCCGCCGCGGTCAAGCTGCCGATGGCGGCGGCCAGGGTCAGCGAGGCGCCGCAAGACATGGCGAGGAACATCACCGCCATGCCGCAGACGATGGAAGCACCGGAGCGCAGCGCCAGTCGCCGCAACAAGCGCCAGCCGCCCAGGCCCGCCTTGTCGGCGCGCCACATTTCACCGCTGATGCCGCCCGCGACGGCGAGCAGGATCAGCCCCCACAAAGGCACATCGGCCAGGGTCTGAGGTTCGTTGCCCAT